TTATCGTTGCAACTCAACGACTTGACCTTTTCGCCTCGCTTATGCCTTACTTTTGCCACATTTGAACGCCCAAAAGTGCCCAAATGTGGCGATATGTTGACTGATCGGCGAGATCGTGTCACGCGCGCACGCGCCTGCAACGCTGCGTCGATGTGCGATTTCGCGCTCAATCGTCATCCTCCACCTCGACTGCCTCGCCCTCGATGACGTCGCCGCCAACGCTGTTGAGCAGCTGCGCTGCCTGCGCGTGCAAGTCGTTCACGCTGATGTTGACAGCGATGTCGCGCTGCCTCGTGTCATACTCGGGCGACGCCTTCGCCGCCTTCCACTTCAGCACGTCGACCGCCAGCTTCGCGCTGTTCACGCTCGCCTCGTGTTGATGTATCTCGTCGGCAATCTTCTGCGCCTGCGACGCGTAGTAGTGACCAGCCATCTGCTTGGCCTCGTCGTAGCGCTGAGCTCTGCCCTCTCCCGACGCGATCCACTTGTGAAACAGGTTCCAGCCCACGTCGTAATGCGCGATCACGTCGGACGCGTTCTTGCCCGCGGCGATCATCCCGAAGATCTCGTCCTCGCCGGCAGCTTCAAGCGCTGCCAGCTTCACCTTGCCAATTGTTCCCATGTCACACTCTCCTGCTCAAAACGGTATCTCGTCGCCCAGCTCAACGTCAAACGTGCTGTTCGCTGGTCCGATGCACCGCGTCACCTTTGCCTCGGGAAACTGCTTCAGCGTCTCCGCGATGAACTCGCTGCTAAAGTTATTCCCCAGCACGATTGCTGCGTCGACCATATCATACACCAACCAGTCTGGATGTTCACGCCTTATGCCGACCGCGTCGTGCAGCGCGATGCACACGATGCTGCCGCTGGCGATCTCGATGCAGTACGCGTGCCGACCCACCGGCTGATGCCCGTTAGCCTCCGCCTCCGCTTCCAGCACGTCCCAGGCGCGTATCAGCTGCGTCGCGATCTGATGCACCGCCACCACGTCATCCGCTTCGATCTTCACCCGCAGCGCGTCATACGCCGCCTCAAAGCGGCCAGCGAGCTCCGGGCTCACGAGAGACGGCAGAGTGTCACCCCACTTGAGCGTCTTCTCCCGCGCCTTGCGATCCAGCGGAGCCAGCTGACCATCGACCTGACGTGAGATCGGCTTGCTCTGGTTGCCAGCCTCGAACGTCCCCTTGTCATTCCGCGCCTTCGTGTACTTCGGCTTCGCTTTGCCACTCACCTTAGTTGCCATGATATAACTCCCCTTCCGTCCCCAATGTTAACCACACCTAAAATCTCACACACGCCACACCACCACACCACCACGCTATACAATAGCGTGTGGTGGTGTGGGAGGTGAAATGGCCTTATTTACCACACTCTCCACACCTCCCCACACCCCATGTGTGGAAGGTGTGGAAGCATTAATGCAACACATCTGCATCACTCCTCAACTCCGTTATCTGGTCATCGAGCCGCAGCAGCGCGTGTTCCAGGCACTGCATGGTTGCCACGATGATTTCCTGCACGCGCATCCGCTCCTCGACGGTGCGCGGCTGCATGAGCCCCGGCTCGAACTCGATGGCGCAGGCGCGCAGTATGTCGGACCAGTAGATCGCCATGATGAGATCCTCGTCCTGGAGGTTTATGTCGCCACTGTCATCGAATGCGGTCAAACGCCCGCCTCCTCGCCAGTGATCCACTCACCCACGACGACCACCGGCACGTCACGCCCGGTGCGCAAGTCTTTCTCGCGCTCGATGCGCAGCACGTCGGTCTCGATCCACTTCTTCACGATTGCGTTGACCTTGGCCTTCTCGTGCTTCTTGTCGACGTCGAGGTTGAGGTGCAGCGCCACGATGTTGCCCACCCACTGCTTGGCCTGCGGGTTCTGGCGCATGAACTCGCCGCGCTGCGCTGCCTGCCCGACGTCACGCTGCACCTTCATCGCGTCCTTGGCGCTCACCCCGTCGAATAAATCGGGCATAGAAAAGGCCTCAGCCACACCGACATATTCTCCGTTTGGCAATTTTACGCCGACCATGCGCCGGTACACTGCCTTCGCTGCCGGCGGAGCCATATTCGATTTTCCGTCCTCCACTTTAAAAATGCCCAACGCCTCGGTCTCCGACACGCCCAGCTTCATCGCGTCCTCCATAGACACGCGGTTTATGACGCGCGCCGCACGGGCTGCGCCGAGTAGGCTGCCTGCGCCGCGGATGCTGTCGACGTTGGCGTCATCTCCGTTACCCTTGCGGATGTGGTGCACGAGGGACGCCGCACAGTCCGTCTCGTCGCACACGGATCGCACAGCCCCGACGGCTGCGTTCATTGCGACGTTGTCGTTCTCGTTGATGCCAGTCGCCCCGACCCACGGGTCGATGCTGACCAGCCCGATCTTGTTCTCGGTGATCTTGGCCGTCAGGTAGTCGACCAGAGCGTCGTCGACTGTGATGCCGTCGCGGTCCTGCCTGGCGAAGATAATGTTCATGTCGCGGCCCGCATCGAGGAACAGCTTGCCCCGGATCTCGTCTGCCGTGACATTGTAGTGCAGCATCGCCGCGGCCACACGCCGCTGAAGTTCTTCATACGGATCTTCCAAATTTATGATCCAGCAGTTGCACGGCTCGTGCACGACCTCACCGAGCAGCGGCCTTCCGGTGCAAATTGCCAGCGCCTCCACGATCTGCATGGACGTCTTGCCCACGCCCCCGGCTGACGCCAGCACGGACACGTTTGACCGGATGTAGTGCTGGCCGTAGATCCAGCGCCGCGCCGGTATGCTCGCCGGGTCGACGGGATCGTATGGCGTCGGGTAGCTGCGCTCTGACTGCGCGATCTCGGCCTGTACCTGCGCGACCGGCTTCGCCATCGCCAGAGCCTCACGCAATTTTTGCGCCCCAGCCACGCGGATGTAGTCGTTGGCGTCCTTCACGCCCTCGACGCCCAGCATGTCGAACCGCACGACGTGCACGTCGGTGCTGCCGTCGCCGCGGAGCACGTCGGCCACGGCGTCAACGTCGAGATCCGGGTCGGCGCAGATCGTCACGTCGGACGCACGCGGCACGGGGTATGTGGACATGCCGGCCTTGCCGAACGTGCAGACGATTGTCGCCTCGTCGCCGACCGCCTGATACACGCTGAGTGCATCCTCTGGCCCCTCGGTCATGATGATGACGCCGCCCTCGTGCTCGTTGCCGATCCGCATGACGTTGCCGGCGATCACGCCGCGGCTGTATTTGCTGATGCCGTTGTGCTCGCGCTTGTGCCCCTCGGGTGTGAGCAGCACGCTCTGCACGCCGCACACTTCTCCGCTTGGACTGAGCGCGGGAAACATTATTGCGGGGCCGTCATATATATTCGAGCTAAACCGCGCCGAGTGCGAGGCTGTGCTGGCTCTCAGACCCCGTGAGTTGAGGTACAGAAGTGCCGGACGCACGGCGTCGATGTTGTCCCGCGAAATCGTGGCGGCGCGCTCCCAGATATCGCGGGCCTTACGCATCTTGTCTGCGCGGGTCTCGTCGTCCCGCGCCAGCACTTCCTTGGCGGCCAGGCGCGCCATGAGGCGCTCGAACTCGGACGGCGTGTACGGCATCGCGTCGGAGTTTTCGAGTTCCTTCGGATTGTCGCCGCCGCGCTTGAAGCCGCTGCCGATTGTCGCCTTGATCTCGTGATCTTGCAGGCCCATTGCCTTTGCCGCGCTGTGCAGCTCCATGAGTGCCGCGTCCAGGTTTGCCGGCGCCATGTGCGCGTGGCGGCCCAGGCTGAATGCGGCCTTGTTTAAAATTTCGTTGCGGCTCCCCTTGATCGCGCCGGCCACGTCGGCCACTGCGCTCTCCGCGACTTTGCTGAAATATCTTTCACTCATCGCCAGAGCCCCCCGGCATTAGATACGCCGCTTTCGGCGGTAATCCACGGGATCGGCGTTCACGCGCCTCGTCGTGCTGCCATTTAAGCATTAGCTCCGTGCCAGACGGGTTAATGAGGAACACGTCATCACGACCAGATCCTTCCTCCAATAGCTTCTCAGCAAATTCCCTCGCCGCCTTCGGGCATGCAAACGAATTTTGCCTTGTGGTGCCGGGATAGTCTGGATTTGAGTAATCCTTTACCGTCCAAAATCTCTGCGTTCTCATAGTTTCCACCCTATAGTTTGGCCGCCCACCGAGGCAGGCGGCCATGTTGATTAGAAGCCGAAGTTGTTATCGGCTGCGGGCGCTGCGGCTGGTGGCGGTGGCGGTGGCGGTGGCGGAGGCGAAGCCGGTGCTGCCGCCGGGTGCTCTGCTCCGTTCTCCGGGCGGTTGATCCACTTGGAGATGTTGAAGCCCACGTCATACGACGTGCCCTTGCCGACCACGACCGGCGTTGAGCTCGTGACCTGCACGATTGGGATCTGCGTCGCAAACTCGGGCGCCGTCTCGGCCTGGTTGTACAGCTTGGCGATGAACTGGCCCAGGCCGTAAGAGTTGCCGCTGAACGACGCCTCGCGACCGTCGACCAGCCAGCACTTGACCTCGAAGCCTTGCTTGTAGACTTCGCTTGGGCGCTCGATCTGCTCGGACGGTGACGGCCAAGGCTGCCAGTCGCGCACGCCGATGTCGATGTGCAGCCAGCCGAATTGGACGTTTTTAATGTCTACCGCGAAGCCGCGAGACATGTCGATGTTCTCGTCGCCCGCTTCCGTCTTCACCCACCAGCGATTTTGCGGCAGATTTGAGCGAATAAATAGTGAGTTTCCAGAACTTTCTGAACTTCCGAATGATATTGGCATATGTTGTCTCCTAGACTATAGTTGCCGTTTCTCAGTCAATCTGACTGAACCTAAATGTGTAGCGCGGAAGTTGGATCGTTTTCAAGTCCCCAAAGTCGTAGCCCCACTCGTTGCTCTCGCTCGCCTTGCGATATTTCTCGAGAGCGTACTGAACTGCTGCCTTCCCCTCGTCGAGGCTGGCCCAGTCCAATTCGTACACGCCGACTAAGTGCGGACGTGATTTTAAGACCGCTATGAATACGAAGCGGTCTACCTCAAAGCCGGCGTTCTCCATGCAGCGCCGGTAGAATTGGTCTTGTATATGATACCCCAGGTTGGCGCATTGCTTGGCAAAGCCCTCCGGGTCTGACGCAATAGTCGTCTTGAGATCTATCAGGGCGCCGATGTCACGGCGCCATCCGTCCGGGCGGCACCGCATCTCAACGCCCGTCGACGGATCTTTGCTGAATATACTGGCCTCGCACACGAGGTCGCCGCTGAGTAGCTCCGCGGCTGCACGATTTGACCGCACGGCTTCCGCCATATCAGCGGCCAGGCGGTAGTCCGCCTCCGTGAGTAGCAAGGCACCCGCCTCGTCGGCCTCCAGCTTCTTGCGTTTCCAGTCAAGCCCCCGGCGCGTCTCCGGCCCGCACCACACGCTGTCTGCGTTGTGCGGCTCAAATACCAGCGTGTGCGTGGCCGTGCCTGTATCAAACGCCGGGTTGCTCTTAAACTCGCCGTATTTAAACTCGGCCGGCGATCCCAGCGCGATCGTCTTGGCGCCGCTGGCACTCAGCGACGGCTCGAGGTGATACGCCTCGTTTGACATGTCAAGTTTTACGGTCATCTTTTGCCCGCCAAAATCTCCGACACGCGGCCAATATTTACGTTGAACATATTTCCAATGCTCTGCATTGACGCGTCTGGGTTTTCCATTGCGTAGTACCGCACCATCGTTTTTACTTCCTCGGTGACAATATTTGACACCGCGGCTGCCTTCCGCGTGTATTTCTCACGCGTCATATACTTTAGCGCCGCCTCGATAGACACGCGCACGTCGTGAATGTCATCCATCGCCAAAGCCGATTTCAGTATTTCTCTCGCAAACGGAATGTTGCTCATTTTTCTCCCCTTCCATATGCTGCGATCAGTAAACTTTCCGCACGGTGTTCGTCTTTCTTGCGCTTCAGCCTTAAAGCCAGATCTGGATACCATTGCTGGGCCTGCCGGCGCGCGGCGTCCTTATCCTTCGGCAAATTCATGCTCGACTTCCACTTGGCCGGCCGCACTTCGCTGTACGGGTGGCCAGACAGTGCGGCAGTCGTAAGGATCTGGCCGTAGGCGAAGCCCAGCTTAAACACCGACACGACGCCCTGCTTAGGCATAGCCTGTTGCTTTTCAAGCCAAATATGCTCCACCGGGCCGGCGCTGTTAATGATGTCGAGCAGCGCGATCACGTCGACGCCGCCCTCGGTGTAGACCGGCAGGTCGTGCACCTCGGCGAAGCCGTCACCCAGAAGCGCAACGCCCCCGGTGCGATAGCCTGGATCAATACCGATTGTAATCGTCGACAACATATCCACCCTTCTTCAGATGCTCGACGATCAGTCGCTCTATCGTCAGCGACGCGCTGACGCGCTGGCTGGCGCAATGCTCTTTCAACATC